TTTGACGATGTTCTTGTAAAAATTTATCCCACAAATCTTTATGTAAAGGGGCTTCATCTAAGATTAGAGATAAATTATGATTGCCAGTTTTATCAGGATTATTTAAAGTTTTAGCTATAGATTTATCAATTGTTTTTTCTGTAATATTAGGATCAAAATAATTGTTTTCTTTAGCGTGTTCAATTAAAGCTTGCTTGGCTCTAGATGGAAGCTGTGCGACATAATCTTCATAAGCTTTTTTAGCTTCTCCTGTGTTATATCCTTTATCTCTTCCTTGCTGATGCCAGTCTGACTGCAACTCCTCAAGATGCAATACTTTCTCACCATTTGGACCAACTCGGTCACTCAACCTCATGTGAGCCAATACATTAGGCTCATCCCAATGAGGACTATAATAGTTTTTGTATGGATTGAGATCTTCAGGAAGTTGTAATAACATCTCACGGTAATTCTTATTATTTGGCAACTGATGTTCATAATATTGAGCTGGTCCACCTAAAGCGTCTACAGCCATTTCATTAGCTTCGCTTTCACTAAACCGTCTCATTGGTCTGCCATAATCATCGTGTGGCGTATGCTGTTCAACAACTTCATTTCTGATTTCATTAAAGTCTGGATGCAAATATGGGTTTTCCATTTTGGTTTTGACTTCAACTCTAGCTGGTGGGTTCTTTTTAACAATCTTTTGAACTTCAGCCTTATCAACCTTAGGCAAACTACCCAAAGCCTTATCTAACCCACGCTCTTGAATCTCAGCTTGTTTAACGCCAGCCTTCTTTGTCAGTTCACCCAAAAACTCAGAGCCTGTGCCTTTGTTTCTCAACAAAGACTCAAGTGCTTTATCAAATGCCGAATATAGTGGTTTAGGTGAAGGCATTATCTTTTCCTCTCAACAATATGCACTTCTTCGCCATCAAGGTGATGCACAGTTCTTTTTACTTTGCCACCTTTATTAAATTTAGGATTTCCTAAACCCATATCTCCACGAGGATCAAATCCAGCAGGGCTTTGTATGTTTGCAGGCATGGCTCTTCTTGTGGCTAACTCAGCATCTTCGCCTGAGTTTAGGTTCGGAGTGTAGAGGGCCGCAGCCATCGCAGGAGCAAATCTAGACGTCACATCAGGCACCAAATTAAGAAAAGCATCCATTGTGGAATCTTTGCTGTTTTCATTAAGATTGGTCATCTCACCTTTGAGTAAGCTTTTCGCCAATCCACCACCAGCCTTGTGAACTTCACCACCTTTAGCTTTTTTGGGCTTATCGTAACCAAGGTATTCTCTTAACCTAGCTACGTCTTCTGCTGTCATTAGTTGACCATGGTGGCTTTTCAACAATGATGAACGGATGTTTGGAATTGTTTTGCCTTGCGCCATTTTTTCGTCAAACAAACGCTTTAACAACACAGTGTCTGGTACGCCAACGATGTTTCCATTTACATCAGCCAATCCACCAGCATAGGTCCCTTCCATGCCAGTGTTGTATGAACCATGTTCAAAGTCTGGAGTTACAAGTTTTGCGTTGGGCAATACGTTCAATATGGTTTTAGCAGACTGCCCTGTTTGGGCATCCTTCATTTTCATCACATTGTAGATATCAGACCATCTTGGAAAACCCAGTTTTTGCATAGCGTAGGTGTCTCCAGCCTCAGCTATGGCTTTTCTGATGTTGCCTGCACTGTACTCGTTTGTACCGTATCGAATGATGTCACGGATGTTCGGGCTGTCGATGCCGGGGAACTTCGTGTACGGGAATGTTTCCTCTTTAGTATTTGGGTTTACAACAGGAGTAGCTCTAACCTTATCTCTAAATGCCTTTAAAGCCTCATTAGAAGGTCTTAGGGCATTTAACATACCAATGTAAGGCTCTGCTATATGGTGAGAGAAATCAATCCCATGTTCAGCCATATCAGAAACCACGCCCACTGTTGGGCCTAGTTCCGAGTATTTATTTAAGTTGTTGATCTTACTGGATGCGGCCCCCTCCATTGAGGCACCAGCAACACCTTGTTTTACATTCTCATCAATCAATGGGTAAAGTCTACCACCTTGCTTTTGAACGCTAGTCGAAGTGGCATCTCTAAGCCCCTTGGTCAAAGGCACACCAGCAATTTGAGAGACATCTGTCCCAGCTCCTGAAGTGTCCCAAAGAATAGGCACAACATATTTGTTCTCAAGAAAATCAGGAGACAGTGGTGTTTCTGCCCTCATCTTCAAAGAAGGCGTCTCTATGTCTCCAGTTCCTGATGTTCTGAAGATTTCCCTACGCATAACAGCAGGAACATCTAAATCTTTCTTGTATTTAGTCAGAGCTGTCTTTTCAGCAGGCGTCAACATACTTTCTGTTTTGTTCGGGAACAAAGCTTCTATGGCTTTCATGTTCCCTACTCTTTCAGCCATACCACCTAGTCCAGCTTCAAGTCCAGCAGGATTAAATCCCATAGCCAATTCTTCAGGCGTTGGTGCTTTGATATTAGAAAAGTAAGTCTTAGGATCGGTAACCAATTGCTTGGCACCTAAGTAAGCCCTTTCAGGCAGGTTTGCAACACCCTGTAAATTCTGCATCAAGGTATCAATAGGATGGAATTCTGGTGATGGTTGACTAGCTCTCTCTTGTAACCAATCACGAGCAGATTGCACTGTTCCACCACCTGCAAAGCCTCTTTGCATGATCTCTGCTTGCATGACGTCAGGGTTGTCAGATATACGGACTTTGCCACCCTTTTTCATGCCTTCTACTGGTGGAACATCATTTCTATAATCAGGATGCTCGTCATTTATGTATGTTGTGTTTCTACTTGAATCTCGATAAGAACCAACTTCTGCTTGTTTAAGTAAATTATTAAGTTCTTCAGATGTTGCATAGGAGGGAACATTCATACCCTTCTGTGCAAGACTTTTTGCTAAATCACTTTCAGGGTAAATTTGTGTTAAATCAGTATTATGTAAATCCCTTACATCACTCCAGTTGCCTGATTTTACAAAGTCTTGTATATAAGGAAGATATGTTTCTACTGGCTTACGATTGCCTTTGCCTTTGATTTGAGTAATGTCTTCTGGCAGTCTACCTAAAATTTCATTAGAAGCTTGTTGAAATGCATTCATTCTCTCTGATGATGGATTAGAACTATGTATTTCTTTTGCTCGATTTAAAATTGCTTGATGTTGCTCAGGAGTAATCCTAGGAGCATTTTCAAGAAAATTTCTGTTGTACTCAAAAGTTTCAGGAAAGGCATCACTGGAACCTTTAAAACTATATCCAATTGGATGAGCACCTTCTCTTGTTTCAACTGTAGTATGTGGATTACCTTTAGGGTCAACAAGTGAGTAAATTTTAGCCCTGCCACTCTTGATGCCTTCCCAACCACCATGACCATAACCAAGACTGCCTGAATCACCAGACTCAGGAATCCAATCAGGATGGCCTTCTGGTGGCTCATAACCCCTTACTGAGTGGCCCATAGCATCTGACTCAGTGGCAAATTGACCCGGTTGATCCAATTGCACCCACTTCATGCCATTTGGGTACTCCTTATGTACAGTCATACCCTCAACTCTTTTAGCTTTAGCATCTTCCATCTTTTTTGCTAATTCTTGGTCGTACTCATGAGTTCTGCGTACAGCCTGCTCCATAGAGACATTCTTTAGGCTTTCAGGGCGAAGACGACCAGTTGTTATGTCTTCTTTAAGAACATCCATAATATGGGTTAAACCCAAGTCTCTAGCCAAATAATCAATATTTTCAGGATAGTAGACTGGGGTTTTTGGATCTAGTTTTGTCAGCCAAGGATTGTCAGTTACGGTTGATTGATAACCTTGACGAATTTCTGTTGGTGTCAATGGCCTTGTATGTTCCCCTGCTGTTCCAACATTGATCAAGTCATCCGTAATTCTTTCCCATCCTTTGGCGGCATTCGATGTTCCAAGATCGCTTGGACTAAAACCTCCACGCATTCTTTTTACGGCAAGATTCTCTGGTAAAAATGTAGTGGCAAAGTTAATTTCATTTGCAGGCATATGCGTAATATCTTGCTCTGCCAATTTACGAACTGGGTCTTCAGGAGTTGCCATTTGATTCTTAACATAATTGGTCAGATTTTTGTCAACCCAATTATTGATGGCTAATTCTTTTTGATATTGAGGCAATTGTTGTCTAAGAACTTCCTTGCCTTCTTCCCCTAAATCTGGGTTTTTAAGTTGTCTTTCAATAAAGTCAAGCATTTGGGCAGGTGTTCCCAAACGAGTTTCGGACTTCAAGCCCTCCAAACTTTTTTCAACGCTGTTGTTCAACCAGTTGCCACCTTTAGGTTTAACCACGAAGTTAGCTGTAGGTGCACCATAGGGGAACATCTGGCCTGATAGGAAGCGTTTGTTCAGCTCCTCTCCAGCTACCTTACCCAAAGCTCCTACACCCTTACCTGCCAACTTAGCCACGTCTCCTGCAAAGGGAGCTACGTCTAAGGCAAAGTCTCGGACATCAGGTTCAAGTCTTGTTGTACCACCTAAACCACCAGCTCCAGTGGTCAAAGGCTCACCTCTTGACAATCTACCCAAGACCTTACCTGTGGACTCTATGGGCAATAAATCTGCAATTGTGAGGCCTCTGGTCTTGATCTCCTTACCATCAACAGTGGGATGCGCCATCCACTCTAAGGCTTTAGATAGTTCAGCAAGATACCTGTTCTCTGGGCTAGCTTTTAGTTCGTCAGCCATCGTGACCTCGTAGGAAAAGAGTTTTTCACATTATGCCAATCATTTGGGCTAGGGTCTACTGGGCATAGGGATTTACAGACTTTCTAGACCTTCCTGAGTCCACAAAGTCGTCCATGTCCCATGCCTCTGGTCTTGGGCCATCAATGTCTAACCAGCCGCTATCTCTAAGATATCTTAGCGCCTGCGTCATAGCATCCACATAGTCGTCATGAGCTGACTCAGGAAACGAACATATCTGGCTGACCATGCCCTCAGCCCAGTCCTTTACGTAGCCCTTGTTGTTCGAGCTTTCAGGTATCCAAACTCTACCCATGGCAATGATGTTGGAGACAATGTTCAGGCGTTGGGTTTTGTCAGCTTTACCGGGGTTATACGCCCTCACAGGCAAGTGTGCCCTTTGTAGGTCTTGTATCAGGGAAATCCCTGCTGACTTGTCTTCTACTAAGATCAGGTCAACTCTCTTCTTTTCTTTGCCATCCCCATACACAACCTCATACTCTTCTTTAACTTTGGGGCGTAAGTCTGGGTACTGCAGTCTATCTTGCCAACAGTCGATCACCATCACGCTCATTGGTCCATCAGTAGGCTTGAACATCCCAAAGGTTATGGAAGCTGTAGGATCGTTCACTGTCTTGTCAGTGTAAGCACAGTCATAACTCTGGACGATGTACTCGAACTTGGGGAAGGCTTTACCAGCAGGCCAGAGTCTGAACATAGACCTCTTTATAATACCTACGTCCTCAGCATCCAGAACCACGCCCATGACCTCTTGGTCGAACAGTCTAGTCCCTTTGTAACTTAGGAGCTGATTTTGGAAACTTGGAGCTAAGTTGTCGATGTTGGCATAGGTAGAGGCTCTGGTCACCAGAACGTCCTGTCCTTCCCGCCCTACTAGCTCAACGATCAAGTCTTTGGGTCTTGGAGTTGTTGTACAGATGATTCTGGTCTTCTGTCCCAAACGCACAGAGAACATGATCTGGTCCCACGTCTCTTGAAGATAATCGTACGCCGCCAGCTCATCACACCACGCTCCATGCCACTGAGGTCCCCTGAATCGGTTAGGCTCCGAAGCTGGTATCCCCCCAATGATCGAACCATTCACCAAAGTAATCTGGCTAATACTTTTGTTGTAGTCAGCAATCAATGGTGGAGGTATGACGTTGATCAGTCCTGAGTCTCCTTCTATGCAAGTTCCCCTGATGTCAGCAGAAGTAGGAGCTGTCACCAACCAACGAGTCTTTGGCTGTGTCCAAGCCCACCACCATATCTGCTCACTTGCTAGTCTAGTCTTCCCTGCTCCTCTACCTGCTAGGACGAGTTGGATACTGAACCAATCTCCATGAGGAGGAAGTTGGTGCTTGTGAGCACTCTTTAGCCATTTAAGCCTAGATGCGTAGGCAATCTGGTCTAAGTCATCTAACTGGTCAAAAGCCTCTTGGACCTCAGGATCACCAAGAATTGAGAAGACGTCATCCATTAGACGATTTCAACTCGATGTTCTTCATCACCTCAGCCATCATCTCCTTAGCCTTAATCCTGTGCTCGTGGACTACTGGATTCTCAGCATCCCCAGCTATCTCTGTTCTAGCTAATTTAGGTATGTGGTACTCAACCACGCTTTGGAACAACTCGAATGCTTTCGCTGGGTTAGGCTTAATCCCATAAGCTTCATTACCCTCAGCTACCTCAGAAAGCCATTTTTCGAGCCTGTGAGCGTTTCCATCAACAAAGGTAGCTATGGCCTGCCTAGCCTCTTGCGTAGCCTTGTTGGGCGTTCCTACCTGCCTCCCACCTGTCTTTTGACCTACTGTCATTGTCTTTACCCCTAAGTTAATCTAGTATAGATAAGTTAGTGAACGCTAACAACATTATGGTCATTGTTGCATTCCCTATCTAAAGTCTTATGCTTAGAAGATAGTTTATCTTAAAGTGTTTGTTTTTGCTATCCCTGCATGACTCTTCTATTAAGTCTGTCTATTGTGGCTTTTTGGGCTTTGAGTTGGTCGTTTGCGATCTCTAGCTTGTTCTCTAGGTATCTCAGTCTTGCTTGGGCATACTCTACCCAGTTCATCCACTCTAGGTCGTTGACCTCTTCTTGTGTTGGTGTCTTTGGGTTTACGTTCAATGGCTGGGCTTTGTTTGCCTTGATGGTAGTTTGTCTGGGATTCAGAACAGACTTAATCTCTTTTTTTTCTTTGGGTGCCTTGGTCGCAGGAGTCTTTGCCTTGGCAATCGTGCGCTTTTGTGTCATCTTTAGTTCTCCATATTGTACCACAATCGGTACATTTGTAAATAAAATCAACTACAACTTCTAACTTCCGATTGCGTACTTGTCCCCTCATCTTGGCGTTGTACTTCTTGATTTGTTCGATCATTTACTTCTTGTTAACTTAATATTTTGTTAATTATTGTACCAGTAATTTTCTACCCAATGCTTGTGCCACCCCCATCTGAATAACCACTCCCAATACTTGTTTCCAAAAGTATCTTGAGTGTAAAAAGCACATTCTGCTACCTTTAAACAAAACTCTTTTGATGGAGGTTTTCTAGTCATTTCTTCATCCCACGAATGTAAACTGTAAACGATGCGATGGTGTCCTCACCAAAACCTTTGAACTTCTCAATCTTTTGGGCTACCTCTTCTAATACTTCGTTACGCTTGTAGTTCTCATATGCAACATCAAAGGCTTTACTAGCTTGTTTCATCTCTTCACGCAATGCCTGTTGTGTTTCAATGATTCTTTGTTGCTCTCGTTCGATGCGCTCGAACTCTTCATCTTCAGGTGTTTTCATGTGTTCTTCTCCTTTAGTTCGGCTTCTATGGCTCGGTAAATATCTTTAATTTGAAAAGTTCCCATAAGCCGAATTTTTAACACTCTATGCAAA